TCGGTGCTTCATTACGAATAGAAGAATATTCATCGTCATTAGTTTCTTCTTCAACTGAACCGGTCGTCAAGTTAAAAAAGTGCTCGTCAAGCAATCGTTGCATTTCGGCTGGAGTAGTAGGCTTATTTACAGCTTTCAAGTCGTGAGCTGCATTATAAATTGAATCTAATTGTTCCTCTGTAACATCGAGCTTAGAAGGAGACAAAAACTTCGAAGCTGCATACGTAATCATTTGTTTGCCACCTCGATCCTTTCCTGAACGATTTTCAACCTTGATCCTCAAGCTAGAACCGTTCGTCACGTCGAACACCTTTTCTACACCGAACTCTTGAGAATCGTCTCCTTCAAGAGCAGATTCAATTATTTTAGCTAGCTCTTTGCCATAACGAAGAATTTTTACTTTACCTTCATTTTCGGGATTTTCTGGATCAGACACAACATATACGTTTACCATCCAACCTTCTTTCCGAGACAACACTCGAGAATTATCCTTTTCAGATTGAGTGCCTGTACGGTATGTTTTCAAATAGTAAGCATCAATAGGACAACTTTCACCAAAGGTAGTTGGACATAGAGCTGTCACGTATTTTCCTGTAGCATTTGAATTCCAACCGTGATTGTAATAATGGAAGATTGTCTCTTTTGGAGAATTCGCATTAGGCACCAAACGAACTTGATATGTGTTACCTGCAGTAAATTTAAGAATTTCTTTATAAAGACCGTTACCTCCTCCATCTTTTTTATCGGAAGAGAGTGATTGTTTAATTTGATCGAACATGGATTTAATATTGATATTGCTCATACAGTTTTAATTTTAGTTGATTATTTTGATTTGGCAAGCGTTTTTTGTACAAAATTTGATAGTACAGGAAAAGCCGCTTTTACGTAAGATTTAATTTGATTTGAGTTATTGTATTTCATTTTTAGGTTGTGAAATTGGGTTATAAAATCATGCACAAAAAAACTTTTTGTGTCATCTGAAATTTCAGACAAAGACGAGTGGACGTCAGTAAACTCGAATAAGCTATAAATGTTTATTTTGTTTTGTTTATAGTGCAGCATCCATGTGTACAAGTCAGCTGTCTTATGAAAAGGGTATCTGTGAAAATGCATTTTGTTTTGTATACAAAAATTAGCAATAAATCTCAAAGACTTGTTTACATCATCAATTTGTTTGTCTGGATTTTCTAATAATTGCTGCTTCTTATACAGAGTGTAGGATTTAATTGCTCTCATCGATGCAAAGTAATCTAGCCCAAAATAAGAAACGTCAGGATAAAGTTTATAAGGAGAAACGAAATAAGTTTCGTGATCAACATCTGGGTGTTTTTGTAAAAAAATAGAAATCCGTTTTAAAAATTTGTGTTTGTCTGTGTCCTTAACGTCAGAAAAATCACCTTTTGGGCGGAATGGTTTATTTTTTGATATTCTTGATATCGCTAGATGTTTGTTGTAGAGATATTTTTCGAATTCTGTTAGCTGAAGATTTTGCATTTACTTTTCGAATTACTGCTTTTGTAATTTTAGATTTTACTAGAGAAGGATAAAAATACAACAAAGATAGTATTGCGCGTTTGAAAGTTTCAGAAGCTGTAATTTCAACAAAAAAGTCTTGGTAATCTTTTTTTTCTAGGAGCAAGGCAAATAATCCTGTAACATTTATTCTTTTGTTTTCCAGCATAGAAATAAATGAACCAGCCTTCATAAGGCCTTCAGCAAATTCTTTTGAGTGAATTTTATCGAGAGGGTTAGCTTCAGAAGTATCCAAATCATCAAAATACTGGTCTATCATTTTGATCTACTTAGAGTTTAACTTAAAGGTTTCAACATTTTTGTGAACTCAACAAATTCTTCTGTTAAATTACCTCCAGCTGCTGCTTCATGGCCGCCTCCAGAAGCAATTCTTTGAACAAATTTTGATACATCAATTGTATTGTTGTTTGAACTTCGTCTTACTGCAATTCTCTTTTGATCAATAATGACTGCAATTGCAACGTCGACTCCGTGGTTTTTAAATAACCAATCACACGATTCTTGTACAAATTTTTTACAAAAAACTGCTCCAACTTTAACATTCTTGTTGTTTTCAAAATCAATATTTCCTATAAAAGGATTTAATTCGTTTAAATATTCTCTGCAGTGTTTTTTGTACAACAAAATTGCGTTCGTTTTAAATTTATCAAAACGAACAAACCCATTGTAATAATCTTCAACAAAAGAATTAAATTTATTTGATAAAGAATGATAGACTATGTTTAATTCTTCTGATAAAGGAGTTTGTTTAGCAGAAGAATCCCAATCATCAGCTAAAGCTATTAATGTTTTTTGAGCGCTTGATACTGATTTATTGGTGTTTTTAAAAAACGTGTCGTATATTAATTTTGCACAAGAGGTTTCATTGTATATTCTAACCAAGGCATGCTTAAATGGAAATATGTTTGTTTTGTGGTGATCTAATATTACTGTATTTTGTTTATCTATAGATTCTCCTAATTTGGAAACATCAAGATCTAAAAAATAAAGTTTATCCCAAACTTTTCCTGAGGAAATTAAAGAGTTATAATCTTGTTCTAATTTTGCGGGAGTGGTTGGAAGAACATTTAATTTTTTTCCATACAACCAACAAAGAACTAAATAACTTACTACTCCATCTAAGTCTGAATGTGTAACAACTTGTATTGTTTGTTCATTATTCATTTGCGTTAACTTGTAACATATTTAATGCTGTAGAGGTATTGTTTACAACATCTTCTGTGGAGTCCCCATCTTGGGCAAAATAATCAGTAGATGTTTCTTTTAGTGTTAGAGTGTTGTAATTGCACTTAAAAGCAGAATGACCGAAATTGGGACCGAAACGATTTTTTTGCATACCCATATTAATAATTCCTAACTCTCGGTCTTCCTCTTCTTGCCACAATGAGCATATTACATCGCACGTTGCCGCTAACCCAATTGATTCAGCAATTCCTTCCATTCCAGGAGAAGATGTATTGAAACTACCTCTATTAAGTTGTGTTGCGCTTACAATGGGCAAATTATATTTGAATGACAACCCTCTCAAATGTTCTGCGATTTCTTTAATTGATTCGTAAGAATTAAGGTTTTTAGCTATCGGGTGAATCAAATTAATATAATCGACTACTATTATATCAGGGCAAAATCCTTTATGTTTAAGTTTGGTGATAAATGAATCAATATGACGTATGGTAACACTTCTTGGTGGATATTCTTTAATTACTAGACGGCTGTTTACTCGGTTTTTAATATGAGATATTTGTTCTGAGAGTTCGTCAGTGTAAGTTTTTAAATCGTTGTGTGGAATTTGCGTTAATTGAGTGGATATGCGTTTTGAATACATAAACTCAGACATCTCTAAGGAGATAAGAAGTACGTTTTTGTCAGCCAAAAGCATGTTTGTTGCTAAATTTCCTAAAACTATAGATTTTCCTACATTGACTTGGCCAGCAAAAACTGTGAGTGTTTTAGGAAAAAGGCCGCCTTCGGTCTTTTCATCAAAAAACTTCCAACTAGTTGGAAGTGGATTGTAAACGGTGGTTAGATCTTTAATGTGCTTGTCGATGTCTTCGAAATACCAATGTCCTAAGTTTTCCTTCAAAGAAATATTGTAAGCCTTTTCGAAGTCTAACAAAATAGAATCTAAAGCTGATGTTTGATTCGAAAAGTTTTCTGCAACGTTTAAAACTGTCTTGTAGACCAATCGTTCTTTTAAGAATTTTTCTGTATTTGAAATTAGTTCTTCTTTGTTAAACGGTCCCTGCAAACCACTCAATTTAGTTTTAATTTCAGCAAGCGCTTTTTTGTCTTCTTCGCTGACAAATCTTGCTTTTATTTCCGTCAATGACGGTACTGTACCTCTTTCTGTAAAAAAAAGGGATATACAATCAATTACTTTGCCGATATTTTTGTCTACAAAAAACGAAGGATCTGTATATGATATAATGGAACTTAAATATTCAGAATCAGTTAAAGCATTATATAATAATACTGACTCAAAATAATCTAAATCTAATTTGGATTGAGTTTTATTATTCGTCATCATCAACTAGTTGATCTTCTTGATTGGATGTATCAGTTGAACCATAACATAATTCTTCTCGGAGTTTTTGTTCTAAAATTGGACACACCTTCTTCCAAAAGTCGACATCCTTTTCAAGGTTCTTTCGGTATCCTACACTCTCTCCTTGAAATTGATATGTCTTACCAGACTGTTCAATAATACCTAAAGCCAAAGCAATATCAAACAGGCCTGTATTTTCATCGAGTCCTGTTTTAAAATTCAAATACAACTCCGTTTTAAGAAAGGGAGGCACAATACGATTTTTAACTGTCATTGCTGACATGGTTACGCCGGAAACGTTGTTAGAAATTGCAATTGATTTTTCATCTGGATTTTCGGAAATTTTTTCATTACGTATAGCAAGTTGTACCAACACAGAGGCCAAATAAATTGGACCTTTTCCTCCAGCTTGATTTTTAATCAAGCTTGGAAACATTTCCATTCCTTCATAAATGTGATTTGAAAAAAGAATCGGAACTCCGGCTTTAGCAGCTTTGTAAGTAATTGATCTCATCATACTCTTTGTTGCTTTAGCTCTTTGTCCTACATCTGCTGCATCTTTACCTTTACGGGCATCCTCAATTTCTTTTGATGACGCGAGGTTTCCAAGAGAGTCTATAGATACGATAAATTTGAGCTTTGGGTCATTTGCTGCAATAACATTATCCAAAAACGCACTTATTTGGTTTCTGCATTCCTCGATTGTTTCGACTGGGTAGTATTTTGTCTTTTTTAAATCTAAACCAACATTTTTAGCGCTATCTTTATCAACAGCGACCTCTGAATCCCAAATAACTGAAATATAGCCTTTCTTTTGAGCGTTGGCCATAATTTTGTTAATAATAAGCGTTTTTCCTGCACCTGATGGCCCAGCAAAACCTGTAATTCTTCCGACAGGAACTCCTTTATATAAGGAACCTGAAATAATAGCATTTAGTGCTTTAGAACCTGTATCGATCCAATCTGAAGGCGTTGATATCGAAGTTTCGTCCATCATTCCTCCGTCAGGATTAAGCTTGTCAACGGAGCCAAAAATATCTTTAAGTGAATTACTCATCTAAAAAAGCATACGACAATTAAACTCAATTTCAACTAAAAAAAAAATCCCACTCCGAAGAGTGGGATTATGATATACAATATACAAGACTAAATTATTTCGCTTCCTCTTCTTCGTCAAAAAGCTTAACTAATTGAGGCTCTGGCTGAGTTTGAGGAGTGGCTTCTACTTGACGAAACATTTGCTCGTATTGAGAAATAAATTGTACTGCAAACGTAACATCGTCAGAAAGAGTAATGTTTGATTTGCGATAATTCCAAACAGTTGGTTCGTTCCGATCAGCTTGAAATTCTCTAAAGAACAAAGGTAGAATTTGTAATTGTAATTGGTTTGTTTGTGGATTTGGTTGTACATGCACAACTGCTGGATTTTCAATTGAAACGGCTTCGTCTGTTTCTGCAACGACTTTACCGATAATTGTTCTGCCGATGGTGTCCAAAAACACCGTTAGTGGTTTATTGTTTGTTTGGTTCATAGTTTATATAATTTAACATTAGATTTTTCAATTTCAACATCGAAATATAAATATTGTAATAATTTTTCTCCTTTTGATGTCAATAAAATTCGATCATCTGAAGCAATGTAAATAATATCGTATACATCCAGCGTGTATAGCAAATCTTCCATCAAATTGGTTTCTAAAAATTCCTGTAAATAGTAATCTTCTTGGGAAATCGAAATAAGAGTGTAATACAATTCATGGCTAGTTAGTGCATCTAAATGTGTATTTTTACTCACAAATTAATTTATGTTATTTCGCAAATAAATCAAACAGATCAGTTTGTATTTCTTTCCCTATCTCTGGCAAAGACCAACCAATTGCTTGATATAACCTTTCTATAGGTTGAGTCACTAACTTAGCAAACATTTTATCCCAATCCACCTTAATGCCAAATTCTTCCGGTAAGATAGAGGTGTATGTTATAGCATCCAATCCGTATTTGTTTTTAGCACAATATAGTTTTTTTACTTTTTGACCGGCTTGAATAGCTTCAAATTTATCGTCTAGTTTCAATTCTTTAATAAGAATATTGTACGCAATTGCCCCTTTTACGTGAGATGGAGTAGCGTTATTAAATTTGTATAAAGATGCTCCATTTGCATATTTTTCTAAATTGTTAATGGAAGTTCTAGCTGCAATGTCGTTGGGGTCTAGTGCCTGAAATGATGTGTGGCAATTTTGATATACCTCGTTTGATTTTTTGCGACATTGAGTAAGCAAAGCTGTTTTTGTTATATCCTCAATTAATTTTTTAACTTTTTTTGGAGTCGTAGAACGAACAAGTTCTACTCCTGTATATTTAAATTTATCGGTCGGTACACCCTCGACATCTAAAACGTGGAGTATATATCTTTTCTTTTGAAGAAAAATACCTACGTCTGAAATAACTTCTCTTTTAAAAACGTAGCGAGGATCTACAGAAAATAATTCTTTTTTTGCCCACTCAAGAATTTCTTTATTTACTATCTCGTCAAGCTCGTTAACAAATTTGTGGGCTTTTTCTGAAATTTCGTTGCCGTTAAGCAAATCAATTTGGAATTTTTCAAGAAATGGATTTACTGTAATATAAATCGAATCTGTATCTTGATATAGGGTGCAAGACTTATCGATATTGTATTTTTGTTTTAGATAGCAATCAATAATTTCAGCTCCAGCTTTCGCCACGTTTTGGCCAGTGACCGTAATTGATGTTGCGTTATCAATATCCATCAACGAAGAATGTTTGTTCGCAAATGTACCGTAAATTGAATTCAATAAAATTTTAAAAGTATATTGAAGCGTGTCTAAATAAGTTATTTTAAGCAAGGTTTGCTTGTCTGACTTTTTTAATTTTTTAAGTAAAGTTAATTCGTTTTTGGTATTTACTCGCTCTTTGTAAATTTGATCAATAAGGTTCGGAATTACCCCTTTTGTTTTTTGAGAATATAAAACACCAGCTTTTGAAAGTGCTACTTTTTCGGTTTTCAAAAAGGTGTGAAATTTATCAATAGAAAGAGTGTGAGATTTTCCGTTTAACAAAACTAGTGCTACTTCTTTGTCTGTTTGATCAATTACTTTGCCTAGTTTGGTTTCAGGAGATATGTTTAACGTAATAATTGTATTTGGATACAAAGAATTTACGTCAAAACTTACAATTGCTTTTTGCAAGCCTTTTTCTGGATCTCTTACGTAACCTCCTTCGTATGACTCTCTATCAATTTTGTTCGGAAAAGTAGGAATGACATAACCTTGCTTTGAAGCTTGTATCGCAACAGCTCCTGTTACAATTGCTACTTTACCTAAAGCTGACTCGAAATTTGTACATCCTTTATAAGAAAGTATTCTAGCAATTTCCAAAAATTTAAGCTTTTCTTCCAATCTCACAAGCAAGTGAACGTCTTGTATATTATAGTCTACAAATGTCTTCCAATCCGTTTGTGCTAATTCTCCGAGACTGACAGCGTTGTGTGCTATTTTTCCTTCGCCTAGTTCTAATTCGGAAATATAATTCAAGCTAAATGATTCCTTTTCTCCTGGAGAAAACGTCTTGTACAAGTCCATATAATCCAAAAGGGATATGCCTTGGATCGACCATATGGTTGTTTCTTTGCCCATATCAGTAAAGACTTTTCTTCCTCTGACATTGCCTGTCGGAGATAACTGATTGATAAAATCTTCCCCAAAAACTTTTCTAAAACGATTTATAATATACGGAAAATCGAACCCTTGAGAATTCCAGCCTGACGCAACATCTGGATAATCCAACTTCCAAAAATCCACAAATCTTAAAATTAAGTCTTGCTCATCTTTGCATCTATAATAAACGCAATCCTCTATAGAAGGAGAGTATTCGTTTTTTAATCCCCAAGTGTGTGTAATTTTTTTAATGCTATCATACACAGTAATTAAATTAATGGGAACTGCTGCTTTTTCAGGAGTAGGAAAGCCGGATTCAAAAGTAGTATCAACCTCAATATCCAATAAGAAAATTTTAAGAGGAAATTGAGAAAATTCTGGATCATTATTTTGATCCTTATACATTTCTATAAGAAATTGTTGCTCTGGACCTAAATTGTGAAATATTCTTTTGTTTGCAGTGTTGTCAACGAATCTGCGTCTCTCAATGCTGTTTTTGAATTGCTTCTTTACAAGCGACGTTTTGAAAATAGACGTTGCATCACTCGAACCTTCTTTCTCTAAGAAAAGGTACGGTCTAAACGGTATTTCGGTATCTATCCTGTCCCCATCTTCTGTCCACGTACGCAAAAATACTGATTCATTAAAAGGATTATAAGAAGCTGAACGATACATATTCGTTCTCTACTTTAGACGAAATGTTAAGAATGTCAAACGATAAATCTTCTTTCAGAAGATTTATAAGGAGTAAAGTACACTTCGTAGTGTTTCATTAAATTGTGATCATCATCTAGCCAAAACTTTTCAGCAAAAGCTCGTGACTTTTTGCACATATCTGAATATGTTGTTTGATTTTTTAACGCTGTTTTAATGCAATCAATAAACTCATTTCCGTTTTTGTATTTCAAAAAAGCATCTTTGTATGTAACCATATCTGGACATACACATGGCAAACCAAGTGCACCCGCTTCAATTAATTTAATGTTGGATTTACAACGATTAAAATTATTGTCTTGTAAACACGCAAAGGTCAATTGAGCTCCAGAGTTAGCCATAGTTTCAGGAAATTCTGATAACTGGACCCATGGAAAGAATTTCATTTCTCCTTTGTCGATAAAGGGTTTTAGCGTCAATGGATAGCTACCGTAAAAATGCCAATTGAATTCAGTTCTGGTTTTAATAATATTGTCCACAACAAACGCAAAGTCGTCTTGTTGATTGGTTCTGTTAAGCACATCACAATGAGTGCCTGAAGCAAAAATAGCAACTATTGGTTTTTTCTTGTTTTTGTCGTAAGCTTTTAGTAATTGATTGAGATTGTAGTATCTATCAAACCACCATTTCATAAGATAGTTTGGAATTACTGTAATTTTTTTATTGTCAATCTTTGATGACATGTATTCTTTAAAGTAATCGGTTGTAACAACAATTTCGTCCATAATACCAAGAATGTCTTTAATGGACGATTGAATTTCAGGTGAAGTAAACGCATCTCTGTTTCGATTGTAAATAGGAATATCTTCCGCAAAAACTACATCATCTACTTCGTAAATCATTTTAGTTTGTTTTTGTGTGCGTTCTCCCATTTGTTTAAGAGCAAATAAAAAGTCCTTTTGGTATGTTGTTGCTTGTCTTTGTACTTTAATGGAGTCAACGGTTTGATAAAACCGTTCATCTAAAATCATAGTTGTAGATTCTGTTATGACAGCTTTTTGGTTGATGTTTAACAAAAAATTAGCAGACATGCAACGATAAAACCCACAACCACCGTAATCAGCCAAGTAGTTTAAGGCTCGCTTAAGACCGGTTGAAGGCATGGCTGGTGGAGGAATTACTGGAGGTTGTGCAGTACGAGTGACTAAATTTTGTGTCGGAACTCCATATGGGGTTCCAATCGGCGCTCCAATTAAACTTTTAATGCCTACATCTACTATTTGATTCATCATAATATATAAAGATTAATTACAAAGTATAATAAAAAAGACTAGGATTGAATTGAAGAAATCCCATTCTTTTTTATTACGTGTATTGTGTGTTCTGCTTTTGTTGTTACTTCTGGTCCTCTGTGTGTAATAATGTAACAGGATTCCCCGCTTTCGTTAAAGCGCTCTCTTAACAACCTAAGTGTTAGATACACCCCTCTATCATCAAGCGACGAATCTAATAATTCATCGTAAAATACCGTGCTAAAATTAACATCTCCTTGGAGTCTCCGTATATCAGCAAAAGCAAATAAACATGCTAGATCAATTCTTTTTCTTTCTCCTCCAGAAAAGTTAAAATAAGACTTTTGGTTGGAACTCTCATCTACTATTTCTTCGTCAAAAAATTCATTAAATTGGCACAGACAATTTGCTTCGAGTTTTTTGAGATAAAAAGCTAGACGAGAATTTAATACTTTGAGAATTTTTTTTACGATAAATGATTTAATTCCCTCTTCTGAAATCACAAATTTAACAGTTTCTAATACATTTAATTCGTTGTTTAATTGATTTACCTTTTCTTTTACTTCAATCATTTGCTTTTGAAGTAGAGCTACTTTTCCTTTAAGTTCGTTATTTTGTTCTTTGTTTACGATTAAAACTTCTTCTTCAATGTCTTTTAAATTTAATTTTAAATGATTAATACTAAGAGTAAATGAATTGTTATCGTTTATTGTTTTTGTAACAAGAGTTACATTTTCAATGCAAACTTTTTTTGCAGCTTGTAAGCTAACTATCTGTTGGTCAATTTCATCTAAACTTTTTTTAATTTTATCTTCTGCTTGAGTAAATTGATTTATTGTTGCTTTGTGCTTTGTAATAAGTTTGGATACATGATCTATGTGCTCTTCTGAATATTCTCTAGAACATGTTGGACATTTGTCTTTGTTCGTTTGAAGTTGTTTTATTTGCTTGTTTTCGGAATTAACTTCTGCTTGTATAGTGTTAATTTTTGATTGGAGTTTTTGCTTTTTTTCATTCCAAGATACTAACAGAGTTTCAATACGATTCAATTGTTCTGTGTCTTTTTCGGTGGTTGGCGCATCCAATTTAACAATTTTGTTTTCTAATGTTTGTATGTCCGAAGTAATCGTTTTTTTCTTTTCATTTAGCTTGCTAAAACGCTCCGTTTTTAACTGTTCATAATTTTCTAATTGGGTTTGATTAAAAGAAAGCTCTGCTTGGGTTTGTTCTAATTTTGCATACGTTAATTCGTAATCCTTTTTAAAAATGCTGTAATCGTCTCTAACCCTTAAGACCATTTGAGTAAAAACTTCAAGACCTAAAACACTTTCAACAAATTTGCGCTTGTCTGTTTTTGGTAAAGCCATAAAAGGCGATGCATTATTAGCAGACATAATAACAGAGTTTTGAAAAACTGTAGCTGGGGTGTGTATTAACTGTTGGATTAATAAGTTTGTTTTAGCTAAAGTTGACCGTGTTATGTCTTCATCGTTTTTAATAAGCTTACATTGAGTGGGATTTAATTTTCTTATAATTGTATAAGAATCTGTCGTGTTATTAGAGTTAACAGAAAATTCTAAGCGTACTTCACACCTCTGTTTAGTTAAGCTGTTTTGAACGTAATCTTTAGAAATTTCTCGGAGAGTTGTTCCATATAAAGCGTAATAAAGTAACTCCGTTATACTGGATTTGCCTGCTCCGTTCTTGGAATCTTCTTTGTCGTGATTTGTTCCAATTATAGCGTTTACTCCAGGTCTTAAATCAATAGAGTTGGTTTGATTGCCGAAAGAAAGAAAATTTTTTCCTTCAAGCAATTTAAAAGTAATGAATTTCATTTAGCCAAGTCTAGTATAGCTTTTGAAACAAAAAAGACAACTTAGCCAAACCATTTAAATTTTGAGTAATAGAGCTCGTCTGATAAATAATGAGCTCCGTCTCCTGGATGCAGTTCTATGAGTCGAGACTTGTTTATAGAGGTAGCCATAGCAGAAGGAGCACTTAAATTACCACAATAATGTTTACAACTGTTTAATTTAACATAAAAATCTTCCAGTGTACTAACTTTAATCATAGGAATTTTTGAATTAAACGGGAATGCTTTATACTGATGTTCATCATAACAAATGAATGCACAGTCGTAATCATTTATTAAACGCTCGTATATTTGATGCTTCGAGTTGGTAATGGGCGATCGGTGAGTCGAACGGTTTATTAATACGGTGTTTTTGTAATCGTCATCTACACGATCTATGTGTATCCATTTAAAATCTTTTGGTGGTTCTGGTATACCAAAAAACATTTGAAAATATAGTCGAAGCCAATTCGTTCGATACAGCAAAGGAGATTTTCTAAAATTAGTTAAATCTACATCTACTGAGTGAGCTTCGGAATTGTAGAGTTCAAATTTGTTTAACCACGGCTGCTTTGAAATAATTGGATACAATTCATTATACGTAAAATCCAATGGCTTTTCAAAATCTTCTCCTTTGTTAGTGATAAATAAGTTAACTTTTTGGTCAGTTTGATCGTATACATACTTGCAAACGCAAAGTTGGTGAATAAAATCTCCCAGCTTTCCTGCCGCCAAAAAATTTTTATTTCCCATACATTTTGGTAGAACCTTGTTTGTATAGCTTTTGTGGTTTGCCTGTAGTAATTATCTCGTTTAATTGTTCGTCTATTTCTTGAATTAAATCAGTTCTAAACGAATTTGCGACATTTGTTACTCTAGTAGCGTCAGCAATTTGTTTGTCGGAAGCATTTTTATCTCTTTTGATGTCTTCTGCCATCCAAATGCGAATGTTTGTAATAGTTAATTTGTCTATCAGGTTTCCGATTGTTTCCATAAATTAATCAAGCAACAAATAAAAATCGTTAACAGCATTTCGTTTATCTTTTTTATAAGAAAAATTATTCAAATATTGCTCTATTTCGTTATTGTTATAATTGTTCTCAATAACAAACAAACGAGGTTTCCATTTATTAATATCAAACCCTTTTAATACGTCTAATTCAGTTCCTTCCGTATCAATTGATACAAAATCAATTGTTTTAAACAACGAGGTTTCTTCTATAATTGAATCTAATGTCCTTACATTAACTGATATCTCAATAGTATTTTTAATTAAAGAAGCGTGGTCATTTATAAGTCTTTTGTCTGCTTTTAGAGAACTTACTGCTTCTTCGTTTCCGTTGTGTAAGTGATAAATTGTAAATAATTCTCCGTCTTTGTTGTAATTGCTAACAGCATAATTTGCTGTGTTGGTCCTAGCTACTTTACACTGAGCGTACAATGTAGGATTAGCTTCAACGCAAAGAGTATTCCACTTTCTTTCTTCAAACAAATATGAATTATTCCCAGCCACTCCATTTGCGGCGCCAACGTCTATGCAACTCCCAATGTATCCTTGCGGAAAGTATTGAGCAATTATATCATCTTCTCCGAATTGTGCGTACATAAATTATTTTCTAGTAAAAATATAATTGTATTTCAATGCTGTATCCAAAGCATATCCTTGTTCTTCCATAAAAGAAACATATTTGTCATCATAAAGATAATTTTCAAGTAAAATAACTTTAGGTTTATATTTGTTTGAATTAAATCCTTTCATGACTTCTAATTCCCATCCTTCTGTATCAATAGATACAAAATCAACTGACTCGATGTTCAAATTGGACAATAAAGTATCCAATTTAACAACCGAAACTTCAATTGTTTCGGTTGTATGTTGATCGACTATGTCGTATTTTGGAGTAAGACTTGAATAACTAATTCCGTTTATTGATTGTTCCCATCCAGTATTAATAATTTGAAATTGAGATATTTTTTCTTCATTAGAACATGCGTATTGATAAATTTCATGATTTAATTGTTTGTGCTGCTCAATAAATTTTGGATTTGGTTCGATGCAAATGCATCTCCATCTATGATCACGAAAGTGTTTGGACATACTATAAAATTGAGGAGGACCAGCTCCTACTTCCACCATAGTGTGAGTCTCTGAAAAATTAGGAAAAAATTTTTCTCTAATATATTTATCTGTATGAAATTCTGCGTAATACATAGTTAAATTATTTAATTGTTGAGTTACTAATGATTTTAAATTCCGGGCAAGGCACAATAAATTTGCCTCCGTTTTCAAGAAAATTCTTTTCTCTTTCAATAAATTCAGCAATAAAATGCCAAGGCAGCACTAACAAATAATCTGGGTTGAGTTTTCTCATTTCTTTTTCGGAAATAATTGGTATATTAGTGCCAACTGTTTTATGTCCAAATTTATATGAACTTCTTTCAGCAATTGCTGTTATTAGAGTATTGTCTATTCCAAAATATTGTAACAATGTGTTTCCTTTAGTGGATGCTCCATATCCACATATAACTTTGCCTTTTGCTTTTTCTCGTTTAAGAAAGTTAACAGTTTGGACTTTAAGTTTGTTAATTTGATTAAAAAACGAATTCCAAGTATCAAAATCTGTCATTTTTAATTTACTTTCCCAATTAAGCAACGACTCAATCCGAACGTTGCACACGTCTCTATAAGGAGCTGTGCTAAAAGAATTAACGTTGCTGTTTTTTTTCTTAACGTATAACCGAAAACTTCCTCCGTTGGTGTCGTTTAACTGAACGTCTACTACTTTAAGCTTTGCGGCGGATAACACTTTTTGAATTGATGCTAAAGACCAGTAATAAACATGCTCATGACATATATTGTCAAATGCGTGTTGTTTTAACATAAGAGGAGTATAGCTCATTTGCAATACAAAAAGCCCGTCATCGTCCAATACTTTGTGCACATCTTTTAAGAAAGAAAGAGGTTCATCCAAATCATAAAACATAGCAATACATGTTATTACCTTTGCTTTAACGTCTTTAAACTTTGATCGTTGATATGACTCGTACGAAAAGAAATCTTGGACTACATCATCTGCAATTTTTTTGGACTCTGATAAAAAAGAGTCTTCTGCTGGATCTATTCCTAATTTATTATAATCTTTCGGAACATAGCTCAACAGCGTTCCGTCATTACATGCAATGTCCAGCCACAAATCGTCTTTTTTGTGTTGTTGCAAACTAATAACGTCATCTACTATTCCTTTAAGTACACCCTTCATGGTAGTGTTAATACCGCTTCTATACCAATATTTTCCGAACATAGAATGTATAGGAGTAGTTTGATTTAACCTAACTGCTCCATACCGTTCGTCAATTACTAAAGTTAAGTCGTGCTTGCCGGCTCTGGCGTCTGCTTCGTTTTTAATAAAATCTGAAACATATAAATTTCCTAGACTGAAAAGCTTTTTGGAAAAACGTTCTTTATTCATTTAATTTGTATTATTTTAATCTATTTTTTTGAATTTTTCAACAACTCAATATCATTAATTACCATTTTGTGAATCATTTGTGAAAACGTAGTAGTTGGCTGCCAATTAAAACAAGCTTTTGCTTTCGACGAATCTCCTTTAAATGGCTTTACTTCTGATGGTCTAAAAAATGTATTGTCAATCGATACGTAAGAAGACCAATCTGACACATTAATTGCGCAAAAAGCTTCGTCTAAAAGTTCAGCTACAGTTTTTAGCTGTCCTGTTGCTAACACATAATCATCCGGAGTTGGGGCTTGTAACATGCTCCACATACCTTTTACAAAATCAGGAGCATATCCCCAGTCCCTTGCAGAATTTAAATTGCCTATGCTTATGGTGTGTTCAATATTAAGAAAAATTTTTGCTACACCGTGAGTAATTTTTCTAGTTAAAAATTGCACTTTCCTTCGCTCACTTTCGTGATTGAACAAAATACCGTTACAAATAAACATATTGTGGCATGTTTTATAATGTTGACACAACCAAAATGCATAGACTTTTGCAGCTCCGTAAGGAGTTCTTGGTTGAAACGGTGTAGTTTCTGTAGCAACGCCTGCTTCTGTAGTTCCAAACATTTCAGAAGAACCTGCTTGAAATAATTTTATACGTTTATTACAAATTTTAATTGATTCGAGTAAACGTAAAACTCCGACTCCGACAATATTGGCGTTAGTATCTGGTGAACTCCAGCAATCTTCTAAAAAAGACTGAGCTGCTAAATTATAAATTTCGTCAGGCTGAGATTGGTTTATGCAATCCACTAATGAATTTTGATTTAATATATCTCCTGACAAAAACGTTAACTTATCTTCAATTTGTGTCAAATTTAGTCTATTGCTGTTTGAGCGTTCTGTTCCAAACACTGTATAGTTTTTATCTAAAAGAAATTCAGCCAAATGGCTTCCATCCATTCCACCAATACCGAGTATTAATGCTCGCTTTTTTTTCACTTTGGAAACTTCCATTCAACCGGAAATTGGCAACAAAAATCTACTTGATCTGGAAGAGAAGCCAAAAACTCACTGTACCTGTCTCCCTTAAATCGTTTGTTTATATTAGTAAAGGGAGTAATTCTTTCGATTGGCTTGTTTACGTGAGTGGTGTTATACTTTTGAGTAGCAAACCAAAAAAAATTATTAATTTGGTCTTCGCAAATAACTTGGATAGCTGTCTCAGGAAAATTGTACTGGTTGCTCCAAAATGAGGTCCATCCAGAATTGAGTCCATTAATGTAGTTAATGATATTTTTAGAAAACAAAAATGCATCCGATTCAATGTGTATAATTTTTTTGAATTGAAACTTTGCTGCGTATTTGGCAGCAAATCCATAACTTCTAAACCAACCAGGATAATTCCAAGTAGATGGCCTACCTAAGTGAGTTTTAAATGTTACTAAGATATTTGGATCTGGTGGTTTAATTGCATCGTCAGCTAGTTTAGTTAAAATTTGTACATCATTCCATTCAGGGAGAATTGGACTGCAGTCATCTACTATTAAAACCTGATCATACTCTAATCCTGATGTTTTATTGTAATCCAGCCAACGGCGATATCTTGTGGCCCATTGATCTTGAGTAGTAGAAAAGCTAGTGCAAAAAAGTAAAGTAGACATTTAAATAAAAAAGATAAATTAAATTATACTGAAGTCAACAAATTAAAATAGGAAGAGTGAGTAGGCCCATGAAACCCAAAACTTTTGCCAATTGGTACATTAAGGCCAGGAAAAATTTGCTCTTGAGAAAATTGATAGGCCAAATAAGCTGGAGCAATTTTTAAATCAAATTCGTTTTCAATTAAACGTCTAAAATATCTTCTTTGAGTAAACAATAAATCTTCATGAGTAGGGACGTCGTCAAACTTAGATGTAGCATCTAACAGCCTCTTGCTTCTTAAAGAAAAACCACCGTTACCAACTCTTGCATCATAACTTTCAACCCACTGATTTTGTTGAGACCACGGAGCTCCAATATAATCATATTTTAAAAATTCGTTTTTCCATAAATGAGGATTGACAACAAATCCATCACCTTGAACCACCAAACAATAATCAGTATTAATGTATTGATTTAATTGCTTTATAATAAAGATGCTGTATTCATGAGTTGAGTTTATTTTTGGTATAGAAATAAACTCAAAATTATTAGGAAAATTATTTGGTTTGATATCTCCTAATAAAACAACTTTAGCAAAATTAATATGTTTTGAAGAATATTGCAATGCTTTTAATGCTGTTTCTGGTTGCTTACAATCAACACATACCAAAGTTACTTGCGGAAGATCTAATAAATAATTTTCGTCACACACTTCAATAATACCGTTGTTTAATTTTAATAAATTTGATGTCAATTCATCTTCATGCTGAAGTGGAGTTAAAAATTGTCCCCGAGGTTGTCTGTTGATTAAATTTGAATATATGTATTCTCCCCACACGTGTTGATAGGGAGTTTGTTTCCATAACGAATCGTTATAAAGAGCTTCAGGAGAATTGCTGTTCCAAACTCTTGGATGGTCTTCGTGCCCTATGTAAAATTGATCGTTGCAAAGTTTGCTGTGACTGTAATTGTACATAGTTAAAGCGTAATCTACGTCCCATTGCCATTGTCCGACTAAATAATTCTTGAAATAATGTCTGTTGCTTTTCCACCAATCAGTTTTGCAACACCAAGCATCAAACCCCGCAATTTCTACTTTAATAGGTTGTAGTGGTTCTTCTAAACTTTTAATTTCTTTTATATCGTGTCTAGAAAAGCTATACGTTTCATAGTCTTGTTTTAGGATAAGTTTTATAGCTCGTTCGGACAACAAGATGTCGTTGTTTAAATATAAAAAGTAATCGCAATCCTGAGCTCCTAATATATCAAAACATTCTTTTGCAATGTGTAAATTTTTAGTAGATTCTGGTATGATTGTTGAAGAATTTTCAACAAGCGAGGGTAAATGAATGAACCGGCAGTCGTCGTTTTTTTCAGTTTCAAAAGTCAAATTGTATAAATCAACATTTAAAGGAAATTTGTCTTTTATCTTTAACAAAGTTTCTTTGCAGTGAGTGTGTCTTTTTTCGTCGTATTGTTTTTCGTAAAGACGGGTTCCTATTGCTAATTTCATTATATTAATTGTTCTAACGATGTTATTGTTGTACAGTTTTTGTAAGAGTAAAAGTTATTTACGTCCATATGAAAAAATTTTTTATTTGCGTCATAATTTTTTCTGTTCATGACTGTATGCCATGGTGCTGTATGGACTCCTATAATTAGGTCACATTTTAAGGAAAGTCTTCCAATATCCATTACTGAATAATTTAAGTCAATTGTACATGGAATATTTTTGTATTTTTTTGTAGTTATAATTTGTTTGTGTTTAAACCTTTCAACAAACAAATTACAATCTAATGGTAAACCATTAGTTTGGCCACTGTGGCCATCTGAGTTAATCAACAAAATGTCCCATTTTTGGTCTTTCGGATTTTCGTAAAATAAATTGCTGTCTGGCAACAAGTCAATAATATTGTTATAAGGACATTTTACTTGTAGTTCCTGACAAAGTCTGTTATAAAAATTTAATTTTAATAAACCAAAATCAAATGGAATGATTTTAATATGTCCGTATTGAGCCATCCAAGCTCTAACTGCAGTCGATGGAGCTTCAGAACGATTAAAGGTTTTAATTTGGTCTTTATTTTCAATAAATTCGTCAACTTGATTTTTATGTGTTTCTATAACGTAAAAATTAACACCCAAATTTTTGTTTACTTTTATTAATTTATTTAAAAAATCAGCGTGTATAATACAGTCCCCTAAATGGCTCTCGCTAATAAAGTCAATTGTGTTCATTTTTTAATTTTTTTAAAAATTTAATTACTTCTAATTCTGTTGGCTGAGGAACTTCAAAAATGTCACAACCGTGAAGGCGTTTAAAAGTTTGCCTTGCTTCGTTAAAATTTGCTTGAAACGTTTGTGGGTTTCTTACTTGAGAATCTGTTGTAAAATTGCTTTGATTTTCAATTAAATCCCAACTTCCGTATACGTCAGCAAACCACCAAAACGGAGTAGTAAAATTGTGTTTGTATGCTCTATATGTAAGCTCTAAATGGTCTCCATGTCCTTTATTAAAATCTTTATGGTGCAATCCTATTGTTTGTAAGCATTTTTTTGTATAGAAAGTAAAAGCTCCTAAAATATTTTGATTTAAAACTATTTTGCTGTTTTTATAATCAACAGTCAATTTCCATACAGGCTTGAGCTCGTTATTCAAATTTTCTCTTTGAGAGAATCCAAAATTAAAGTGATGTAAACCAGTGTCTTTGTGTGCTTGTATATAACGGTCAAAAATAAAATCGTTTTTTAAAATAATATCGTCTTCTAGCGTAAAAATATATTCACAATTTAAATCAAGCATGTGCCTCATTGCTACATTCTTACTTTCTCCAACGTGTTTGTTTTGTTTGTGTTGAATTAATGTCGTATTTTTATTCAACTTGTCAAGAAACGGAAAGTGTTTTCCGTCGTTTACTACTATTAGCTTATCTATTTTATCGAAAGGCAAAGAGTTGTAGCATTTTTCAAAAAAATTAGGTCTATTGCAAGTTATAATTGCTGCTCCTAACATAATTTAGTAATTGCGGGTATGGAAATAATACCCTTTGTATGTGTTTGAAGTTATAGTTGGTTTGTTTCTCATTAAAGATGCTAAGTGGGAATAAGAAGACCTAGGTGTCTCAACAAAACAGTTTGCGTGCTTTAAAACAAATAGATCAAAAAAATCAGGCAAAAATAATTTATAATTGTGTTCGGGTCTATTCGATTCATTTAAATTGAAAATAGTTCTATCTATAATATTAAATTTTGAATACAAATGCAAAAAATTATTAGTGTTTTCTGTAGCTAAATAAAATTTAATATTCGAGTTTTGTTTTTGTAAATCATTCATTACGGAAACATACCATTTTTCATGAACTTGACGGTTTATTCCAGTAAAATCTTCGTCTGTTTGAGTAGGTGGATAAAAATCAGATCTTCTTATATGAAGACCGATTAAATTAGGATCCTGTGTAACTTGCAATACTTTTTCGTAGCTGGGATGGTCAAGTTGAACTTGTTCAAATAGTGTTTTGTAGTGTATTTTATCTTCGTTGTTTCTGCTATAGTTATAACCACACGTAAGTTTAATATTAATATTGTCAGGCAACCTACCAGAAAAGTTTTTAAAATTATTTGTATTTAAATCTACCCATGTTGTGTCTTCAGGTAACGTTTTAATAGATATTGTTTTAGGAAGATCTAAATACTCCACGTCCCCTTGCCAATCTTGTACAAGCAACATATTATTTTGTTCTGCAAGAAAATAAGCATGAGCCCAAGCATGAAGTTTATTTGATAAACCACTATGATTGCTAGCAGATGTTAGTAAAAATTTTTGGCTATTCATATGAAGCTTGACATAATTTATACATTTCTATGCATTTATCAAGAACTTCTTTTTTTGTTGCTCTCGTTTCAACATGTTCAATAAACTCACAAAACGCTGTTTCTATGTCTATTGATAATTTTTTAACGTCTTTTGTATCTACTTGTGCTCCATCTAAAATATTAAATTCGGTTCTAAACTGTAATGGACTATATTGAGTTAATTTGGAAATTAGTAAATCAAGAGTTAGTGTTTCGATTTTGGAATCTACATACAAGCTGACAATATTGTTTTTAACAAGAGACGGTAAATTTCCAGCATTTCTAGTTAGAATGTCAGATATTTTAACTCTAAAGTGTTTTGGTGTTATTTTATTTTCGATGAACGAAACACTAAAGTCATTAAAATCTATAATTGACACCCCTTTTTGCTGGTCTCTGTCTCCAAAGTCCATCTCGTATGGTGAGCCTAGATACAAAATATATTTTTTATTATCATACTCTCTAAATTCTCTGTAATGAAAATGGCCAGTAATAATGTGATCTGCTACTTCTAGCAGATCAGTTGATGTATCTCCGTGATCACAAATTTTAGTTGAATTCATTTTAAAATTGGCTATTTCAAAATGACCGACTAACATATCTACTTTTGAAAGTTGTTTAATTTGAGTTTTCCACGGGCAAAAAGTCACCGTTTTATCGTTTACGGAAATAGTTGTGGGGGTTGAATAAACAAATATATTCTTATTTTCTAGTATTTCTACTGAGTTTACTTCAACAGTAGATGATAAGAACGCATCGTGATTACCTGGAATTAAATGTATTTTGTAATCCTTAAGTGCACCAAAAAACTTTTTTGCTACATGCAAAGTGCTGACACCTATTTCATGGCGGTCGTGAAACACGTCTCCAGCAAAAAATATAGTGTCTAATTTATGCTGCTTCATGGTTTGATTAATCCACTCCGCAAGTTCTAAACTAATGTTGTGCCATGTCTGAGAATTCTGGTGCACTCCTAAATGCAGATCAGAAAAAAACAAAACTTTGTCGTTTTTAGGATTAATCTTCAACATATCCATTTTGAGTGTAATCATCGTTTGCTCCACAGCGGGAGTTTTTACGTGAGGGTATTTGACCAGCACAAACGTGATTTTCGTAAATTTCTGCTTGATAACGTTTTAATGTATCAAAATCCTTTTTTGATTTTTTAATACAATTTTGGAAGGCGTGATATGCTACTTTAGTAAAATATGAAAATGGATTGTATCCTTCATTGCATTTAAATCTTTTTCTACGCAAAGCGGTCATCATTTTTACGATTGCATCTCCTTGCATTTCAGTTTTAAAGCTGTAAGAATAGAAGTTTCTAGCTAAGCCAAGTCTAACTGCTATCATTTGAACCATAGACGCTAATTTTTCACAAATTATATCAGTTTTATAATACACCGAGATTAGTTGTTCCATTTCAACTGGGTCTATATAAACATCTTTTAATTCTTCTTTTGTTCTACGGACTCTTTTTTGTACAATTTGTGGCGGTTTAGTTTCTTCGGACATATTTATACGCTTAATTGTACTTGTAATGATTGGTTATTCAACAATTAATTTTGATATAATTGGTATTTGTTCGCTTACGTAGATGTCTTTTCTTTCCAAAAAGTGCTTGTTTCCGTAAACAAGATTTGTGTCAGCAATATCAAAAATAGTAGCCATTTGTTTGGTTTTATGTAAACGTAAACTTCGGCCAATTGATTGAATGATTTTTATTCTAGCTTTACCAATTGCCGCGAAAACTACATTATGTAAATTTTTAATTGAAATGCCGGTAGAAAATAGCTTGGATATTGCTATACACACAATTCCTGAATTTTGTTCCATAATTTCCCGAATTTGTTCTCTTTCAGCTACATCTACTGAACCTTGAATGAAATAAATTTGTTTTGTTGTTTGTGTTTTTAATACATTCAGTAAGTGCTCTCCGTGCACAATACGATCTACTAAGATCAAAGTGTTTGTTTCTAATTTTTCTATAATTTTAGATAAAACATCGTTACGGAATTTGTTGGTGTGCAGCCAGTTTATTTCTTCTTCGTAGCCAGCAGTAGGTTCAGACATTGAAGGTTTGGTAAACTCTGGAATATTTTTATATTCAATTTCCAAAGCAACAACTCGTACGTTGGAAATAAATTGATTTTGTCTTAATTCTATAGATTTTTTGTAATACAGAATTGGACCAAAAATTCGATTAAGTGACCAAACATCAAATTGTTCGTTTGGCAAAGAACCAGTAAAACCAAATATATGCTTACATTTTAAATTTTTAACGAGCTTGGTAATTTTTTCTGCACTAGCTAGTTTGTGGCATTCATCGACAATAATCAAATCAAATTCGTTTAACACTGTGGTATCTTGTTTTTCTGATAAAAGTATTTGATTGTTTGCTATAACAATATTAGCTTTTTGGTATGCATAATTGCCAGTCCATTTTGCTACATTGTCCTTTGAAACTCCGTATTCCAAAAAATCTTGATATGTTTGCTCTACAAGTTGTATATTAGGTACTAAAATAAGCGTTTTGTAATTTTTTGCGCTCAGCGCTGTATAAGCAATTAAACCTATAGTTAAAGTTTTGCCGGCTGAAGTAGGCAAAACAATAATTCCGCGTCCTTTTAAAAGAGCTGTTGAGGCCGATTCAAATTGGTAGTCCCGAGGTTCAAATTTTAACTTAATGAGGTCATTAGCTATTGGGTTTGCTTTCCAGTTATCAACAAACTTTTCGGTGGGACTAATTTGTAAGCTTGGAAATTTTTCGATAATTGTTTTACATATAATTTCAAAAAACGGAAGATCAAATACTCCTTTGTTTGTGATAGCATATTTACGAGCCGGCAAATGTTTGCCAAAACGCCGCCTAACAAACTGCATTGCTTTGTCTTCTATCGAAAAGACTTCTCGTATTTCATTTAAGTGTTCAGAAATTATACGACATTTTCTCGTTACTGTATCAAAATCAAAAACTACGTTCATTACGTTGTTTCTAATGTTATAATTTTTGTTAGGTTGTTCATGCCGTACTGAGTGTCTCGAAAGTTAGATTCGACTTTTGTTAGAAATTCGACGAGTAATTCATGATTAGCAACGTCTTCGTCTATTTTTAGAATAATCTCGTTCTTTGCGATTGATTCATTTATAGTTTTTGCTGTTAATGAAACAGGAGTTTCATGTTCAATTCTCTGTTTAATTACTTTTGTGGCTTTTTCTTTAGCTTGTTTTAGTTTGTTTATTTGTTGTTTGTGAAACATCAATCGCCCTACCCAGTAATGTCTTACGACGGGTAACGACATTTGAGAATCTTTTAAATTTAACTCATCAAACTGCAAAAATTTTTCTATTTTATTGTAATATTCAGTTAGCAAATTTGAAACATTAGAATCTGACATACCAACATTATCCTTTCTTTTTTAAACAAATCTACGCCCATTTATATATAGTCTTATATTCCGGCCAAACAGATTGAAGGAGGGAGGTTCCCCCTTTGTATAGGGAAAACCTCCAGTCTTAATACTCCGTATAAAACGAGTCTCAGTCGGGTTAACAAGCTTCAAAAAATCAAAAATTAATATGCCCCCTCGGTTGTCCTATAAGGGCTGGCTTGAGCGGTCCTGGCGAATGCCAAACAACGGTCACACATAAAGTGCACTTCGAGAAATGTTTTTAATTTATTATTCGCTGATTCCTGTTTATCTATCTCCCAACGGAGACCCGCGCAAATGCGCTCTGGCTAGTTCTAACAGCGACTTTTGTAATATCGTTTATTTATTACAAAAGTCAACTTATTTAGAATAAATATCTGAATGGAATTTTCCAAATTAGTAGAAACAACACTAACGGAACAAGCTGTTTTGCAAAAGCAATCAATGATCGACAAAGTTCAAGCAGCATTGGATGTTATAGGTTTCGAACCAACGATTGGCACAGCAGCTGACGCAATTAACACGCTTATTTCAACTTTACGAGCCGCTTTCTCAAAAGAAACAGACGAAAGAAAAAAGCACATAATAAACGCAGGCATTTCAGCCATCTCTCTAATACCTTTTGCTGATTTGATTAAACTTATTAAGTTAAAACATTATAAAAAAACAGCAATAAAAGGAGCCCGAGTTGTCAAAAATTATGGAAAACAACAACAAACAAATAGATTTAATGTTTCTGAAAGTAGCGTTTCAGGTGGAGCTGAATCAGTTTTTGGAGGAGGGGTAGTCTCAACAGCAGCTGTATATAGTGGAGATAACTACGCTCCAGGAGATGCAAGAATTCCCAATTCCATTTACGGAGGAGTAATAACAAGACCAGGAATGAAATCTAAGAGAAAAAGAAGAAAAAAGAAAAGGAACAAATCATAATTTATGGATTTAGGTCACTGGCAAATAAAAGACAAAACCAACATTTTTCCTGAGAATCCTTTTGGTTTTATTTACATTATTCAGAATACCATTAATGGTAGACAATATATTGGAAAAAAACAATGCGTATCAAAAACAAAACGGAATCCATTAAAAGGTAAAAAACGCAAAAGAATACAAATAAAAGAATCAGACTGGAAAACCTATACCGGTTCTTCGAAAGAGCTAAACGAAGATATTATAAAATATGGAAAAGAAAACTTTACTTTTTTTATTTTAGAATGGTGTGGATCTAAATGGGAATTGGGGTATAAAGAAATAAAAAAACAAATCGAATTCGATGTTATACTCAACGAACAATTTTACAACGGAATCTTAAATGTAAGAATTGGTCGCCCACCCAAAGCTTTTAAAAATGACAAAAACATTTCCTAAATCCAGAGTTTGTGTATTAGATGCATATCCGTCTTTAGAAGACGGAATTAAAACTGCATTAAAATTTGCCAACAAATTCAACATTTCAATAAATTCGAATGACGGAAAGAAACTTATCGCTTGTTATTGTATTCGAGCTATAGAAAATCAATATAAAACAACTTCGAGTCCTTATCCTAAAGTAGTGTGCTTTGGGACAAAGCCAAGAAATAAAAACGTAGAGTCTTTTATTAAATATCAATTTAATAAAATTATGGATCAACTTCCTTTTCCATATTGCGGAGCACTGGATATGAATTCCCCAGATTTAGAAGCTGCAGCTCAAAGCAGCTTAAAACAAATCAAACCTCAGCAACAATATAAAAAGTTTTTAATGCGGCTAAACTTGAGAAACGTCAATTAAAGAACCGTCTTGTTCTTGAAACCCATTCCCGTTAGGTTTGATATACAAACGTATTTGAGGCAATCTCATGTCTGGGGGTCCATCTAATCTAATGACAGCAGGACAATCTTCCGAAGGAAAAAACGCTCCTGTGTTTTTTTCATAAGAAACCACTAAAGAGTCGATTATATTGTCAATTTCTTCTCTAAAAATCTCGTCTGTTTCTCTGCCTTCTCTAGATATTATTGGTATTTCTTTACGCGCCGGTATGTAAAACAGAATATCAAAGTGTTTGAGGGCAAATGCAGCGATAGTCTTTGAATCAATTACAAATTCCGTACTAAACCCAGCCGTATCTTTTGCGTAATGCCACAGTGTATAAGCAATGTTATCTACAACACACCGATCGAATATAACGTGAGTGTCATTCGATGTTGCTGCAAATTGAGCTTCATCTACTAAAGCGTTTAGTATTTCCTTTTGAGATTCCTTTGTTCCTTGTTTATTTAAAGGTAAGTTTTTCTCTTTAATAATATCTCTATAGGTCCGAGCTGGCTTTTTGTACATTGGCCACTCTTTTAAAAATTCTTCTATTAGTGTAGATTTTCCGGAATTCTGTGGTCCAAATATAGCAATTTTCATGTTTTTAATTAAAACAAATTATTTAAAAATCAAACCTTTAAAGCCATGTCCCAGATTAACAGATGCATTCTTGGACTAAAATTAACATGCATTGATTTGGCATATTCAGCCACAGACTGAGCTTTTTCAATATGTTCGTTTCTAGAACCACAGCAAGGCATAAACCAAATTCGTTGTAAAGGCACATTAATACATTCATAATCTTCAACGTACTTTCTCCATATTTCTTCTATGTCTCGATCGGATGAAATTACAAATTTAAATCCTGAGTTATGGTCGACATGCCACCTCAACGTTTCTGGTTTGTATGTTTTTTCCTCTGGGTCTCCGTTTGTAGTCAGTTTGGGAGAAGTTGTGAATGTTGCACTAAATTTGGTGACCCATTCTTCACTCGGAGTAAGAGTAGCGTTCGTCTCAAAGTCTATTCTAGGCACAAAATTATAACGGCCAACAAAACACTCAAGAAACTTGAGCAATTGTTTTTCTTGTATGATTGGTTCTCCTCCGGTAATCTTTAAAATGGCTCGATTTTTAAGATGCTCAACGTAGTTTTTATCTTCCATGTAATCAAAAATTTCTTTAAAAGTCATTTTGTTTTTTACAGACCACGAAACAAAAGAATCACATCCATTTGGACTATCAGGTGAAGCAAATCCTTTACAGGTAAGGTTGCACATTGATAATCTCATAAACACCGAAGGTTGGCCTATATACTCTCCCTCTCCTTCCAAAGTGTAAAATACTTTATCGTCTGATAAAAATAAGGTTTCTTTTTCTATGTCAATGTTATTCATAAATGTTATTCTGTGTAGATTGCACTATTGGCGTTATGTTCCCATACTTCAACCTTAGAAACCCAACAGCGCTTATTTGTAATTTCTTGTATGTGCTGACTAGCTACTTTAAAACACCATTCAGCAACCTTTTCAATGCCCACTCCATCCATTACTCGGAGATCACAACCTCCTTGTTTGTGCAATTCCTCGAACAAAGGAAGCAAAGGATCAGTCTTATCTATTGTTAGCGTATGATCAAACTGGTATTGCAATACTAATTTTAAATTTCCGAGTCCTCCAAAATCAACCACCCAATTTTTGTTATCCAATTCGCTACACTCAAACCAAAACTTTGCTTGAAGTTTATATCCGTGCACAAAGCTACATCTTTTAGAGTTAATTCCTGCGCAGTTCCTATCAAACGCAGCGTTTGGTTGACGGAAAGCACAGGAGCCTAATTCGATAATCTTCGTGGAAGTATATTTGCCACCCATATATTATACCTCTTCGAAAGTCACTGTTTTGATATTATGTTCAAATTCTTTCAATACTTTTTCGGAAATATCATCTTCGTAATTTTCTTCTTTTAAAAATTGTATATTAGTTAACTCAACACCCGGCAAATGGCTTTTAACTTTCGTTGCAACTTCCAGGAGATTTAACTGAAAATCTTTATCGGTGTTAGCTACGACGTTAACTGAGCATGAAAACAACAATCCGGAGACAATCGTTTCGATTTCTTTTTCTGTTAGTATTACATTAATGGTTGACATACAAACAATCTTAACCGCTTTCTTTAATATGTCAAGCTTTTATTAAGTTTTTAATACTATCCAACGACAAACCTTCTTGTTGGGCCTCTTCTATAATTTTATACAACCCATTAACATGGTTGTTAATTCTGTCTTGATATTCAAGTATTTTTTTGTAAACAATTATGTCCTTTACTTGAAGGCTAGATTCACTCAACGCAAACTCCGCATCAATTAAATCAACTTTAGATCCTAAATATTTTTTTAATTTAATTATAGTTTTAGTAAATGGCCCGTAAGAAGCTTTTTCGTTTTCAGATAACGGCTCTCTTATTTTATTACCTTGTTTGTCAATTATTCCTAACTTAAAGCAAGGAAAGTCTACAAAATCTTTTTTTAATTGATGAAGCAAAAGTTTTTGTTCAACAAACTCCTGCATTGATTCTTTGAACATTGTGTTGTAGTGTATTCCGTGAATATGCAAATCAGACGTTGGATTGATTTTACAACCTCGACCAAAGCTTCCTGAACCGCAATACGCACATTTTTTTCCGTCGTTTAGGTGAAAATGAGTATTTTGTGGACCAAAACGACAACCTTTTCCGTAATCGCACGATCCACAATATGTGCACCTACTCTTCATCTAATTAAGGTCGTTTAATTTGAGCTTGATTAGGTAACTTTAAATTCTGCAACATCTGTAATAATTGTTGATTAAACTCTTTGTCTTGTCCGTCTTGCATTTTTTGTTGAACAATTTTTAGTAAATCGGCATTATTGTTTTGTTGAGGAGAAGTGATATTAGGAGTAGGCGTTTTTTGGTAAGCTTGATTGTTTTGGTTTGGTTGCTGCTGTTGTTGTGGATTTTGTGGATTTTGTGGAGCCTGTGCAGCAGATGACGGTTGTGTCGTCGTAGCTGTTTCCTTTAAAATGTCATTGTATAAATTGTCAAATATTTTACCCATGTATGTATTTATACATTTTAATTTTTTTTATCAAACATTAAATAATTAAATGATTAATTTTGAAGACTTAGTCGAAAATTACATGCTTTTAATAGAAGCCCCAACAGTAGATCCTGACGTATTTGCTAATTATTGGAGAGACAGTTCCATGTTTAATGATGTCAGAACTCTTTTGGAAAAAAAGTTTAAAATTAGCTCTTCTTGGAAAGATCCAGACCAAGTATTTCCAATTTTAGCAGATGCCTATGTAAGATCGTCTGCAGAGTCAATTATAGGCCTTGCTCAAGAGGGGCTGTACCCTTTGATGGATTTTACGTGGTATGTTACTGAAAAAACTCCCGGAACAACTGGGGATAATGCCAGAAAGTTTTTAACAACCACTGCTTCGAGTTCCGGCACGTCTATTACAAACAACAAAGCAACAGCAAATGGTTTAGGAACTGATTTTGTTACCACTTGTAAAAAGTTAAACAACGAAGATAATCCTGCAGATTCTTTATTTGGATATACTCCTGCTTCTGCTAAAGCAACTTCATATATAAGAGTCGTACAAAAAAAGATTGCTCAAAGCACAATAGGAGTATTAAATTTAAAGAACTTTGATGATTTAAGTATTAGAAAAGCCTTGTATGGAATTTTGGAAAACCGACGCAAAGTAAGAGCCACTGTTAATAAAAACAGCAACATTCCAAATGCCATTAACTGGGTTGATGGTATTCTAGAAAATCCACAAGCTTACTCCGGCCAAATTCAAATTCCATCTCAAATACAAGCGCTATATGATCGAGTAACAGGAGAGCAACTCGTACAATTGTCTAATACATTCCATGAGTTTTATCAAGCAGAAGCCGCCGCAGCTCAAGCATCCCTCTCTGCAGTCGACTCGAGCGGCAAACCTCTCCCTACTGAGACTCCGTTTATGGAATTTATAACAAATGAACCGTTGGTAGCAAACGATTTTGTGTTTAAATTTCCGCCAACAATAGAAGGAGGATCTCCAAACCTCGCTGGAATATCCGGTGGATATTTAATTAAAAATATTAGACTAATTGAAACGCCGTTTGCTAAAGAAGTTATAACAGAACTTACCAATTTAGCTAATCACGTTAGTGAAGGAGAGCCAAGTGACATAGCCGGAGCAATAAGAGGACTGTCTCGTATTGCAAAAGGATTAAGCTTAGGAGTTCCTACGATGGGAGGACGCTAGTTTTTGTTTTATCAAGGCTTCCGTTCCAATTAAAGAGTTCTTTACCACAAAACTCCATGGGATTTCATCTATATTAAGACTACAGCAGATTTCATTAAAGTCTTTAAATTTTAAAAATTCTTTTGGCCAAACGAAAACTCGCTTGTTTGAGTTAATGTGTTTTTCTATTTTCTTTTCGGTCTGTTTATTATTTTTGTCGTTATCGAAAACATAAATCAACTCATGACTAAAAAACGTATTCAGATGTTGTAGCTGCTTTTCAGTTGGAGATAAGGAAGCTATAGCTACTCCGTTTTTCACAAACATTGAATCAATAGGTCCTTCAAACACAAATATGTACGGAATCTCTTCTCTAACGTTATCAATATTAAATAATTCCTTTTCCCCAAATTTCGTTAAATATTTAGGAAATTGATTTTGCGTCAGCGAACGCGTTTGATAGCAAACTACTTTTTTATTTTGATTAAAAAATGGTATAATTAAACGATTTTTGTGAGCCCTGTCTTCTAGTGAAACGAAGAACTTATTGCAACTATTAACTGCAGTCAGCAATCTTCTTTCTTCGCAATATTGCAATGCTAATCTGATATATTTGTTTTCTTTATAAAAATCAAATTGTTGTTGATCTGTAATCTCTATGCTGCTCTCAGGAAGATCTGGTATTGGTTTATTAGAAATCAAAGCAACAGACTTTGTAGCAGTGTTAACGGTCTGACCTATCTTTTGGGCGTTCTTTGTTAATATCTCTCCAACAGTCATGCTTGAAACTTCCTTTACCCACTCTAAAGGTCTCCATGATTTGCTGCAATTGTGACAATACAAATACTGCTTATTTGGAAAATAGAATAATCTTCTAGATCTACCAGAAGATTTTCCTTCTTTGCATACAGGACATTCTGCGTTATAAACGTTCTGAAATTTTTTATGAATTGGTCTTTTACAATGAGTATAAAAGATCTCGATTAAAAATTCCTGATTTAATTCCACGCTTCTACTATACACCAATACGACATACAGTCAATACGTTATTTTTTGGCGGCGTGAATGATGAAATTTTTAAGCTTTTCTGATACAGAACGGAGAGTTTTAGCTGCATCGACAATTTCAGCACTAGTTCTGCTATAAATTCCTTCAAATGGACTTTCGACTTTGTCTAACTGAGATACTAACGATTGCAATGAAGAGCCATCAGTTCCGTTTAGCTTGTTTGCAAACTCTTCTAGTTGATTAATATAATCAGTCAGTGTTGAAGCTCCATTCGTTGACTGAACAACCGGAGTAGTTCCAACTTCTTCAGGTTGTTCTGGCATTGGAAGTGGTTTTACGTCGTTAAAATCTGCAGGACTAGCAACTTCTTGGTCGTTCTGTTCCGTTATAAATACTTGGTTGTAAAGCTCAGCGAATTTCATAATTAATTTAAATTATTTATGCAATTTGTAAATTTTTTTCTAGGTACATGTTGGGTTACTGCTATAGGAATTATTTGGTTTTGTACTGATTGGTTTATTCACTATAGTCAATTGTTTAACGTTTTTGAAAATTTGCGTTTAAGGTATACGTCTTTTATTATGGGTGGAGAAGGAAGATATTTTCCTGAGTTTCTTCATCAAATATCGCTGACTACAAATAACAGATTCAGCAAATTCTTACTCAAGCTAGCAAGTTGTCCGTTTTGTTTATTGGCGTGGTTGAGCATTGCAGCAGGTATTATACTCAACCATTTAATTTTCATTGCTCCAATATATGTCTGTTCTCTTGTTATTCTTTTGCATGTGAAAAGAAAGATGTAGTTAAAATATTTTTTACGTCGTTTTGTATGTCAGGTAATTCGAAAACTTGATAGTTTTCATTTCCATGGTACAGCCATACTAATTTAAGTTTAGTTATGTTTATTGATGTATATTTTTCAATAAAATATTTGTAACAATTAAGTTGAATGGTGTATTCATTCACTTCTCCTTCCGTCATATAATCAAACGGTGGCAATAAGTTTCCCCATTTGGTTGTCGAATTCATTTTTTTATTGGTCTTAAAATCCAAAATTTCAAATGTCCCTGACAATTTATTAAAGCACAAGAGATCACACATTCCACAAACTTTTGAGCCATCAATATCTCCTAATGGTTGTTCGTTTTTTACGCTAATTAAATGAGAGTTGTCTTGAAAGAAATTTTGAAATTGCTTTACGGCTTTAGGGAAAGCTTCCTGTATTTGTTTTTTTTCCGCTGAACCTAATCTATCAAACGATCCCTCAAATTCAACTCTCTTATTGCCATAATAATTCTCAATGTATTTATGAACCATTGTGCCCAACGTAGTAGAAAGAACGTTATTTAACTCCCATTCTAGAATTACTTGTTCTTTTGGGCATTTTCTTTTTTTTGCTACCCTAGCTGCAATTAAATCCTGATCAAATTTCCGCTTATATCGTTTTAGTAATCTGGTAACAGAAGGAGCATTGGTAGGATTACCGTCAATTAAATATACATGATCTTTTTCTAAAAAGGTAATTCGATTGAATATAGATAATTCTATAAGTTCGTTCATTGTAGTTGTTTCACGTTTTCAATATAAAACAAACCTAAATCATAACCTTGCTGACGAATAGTTCCTATCATTTTTTGATTTTCCCAGATCCACTTTATCATATCACCGTCTTCGTATTTTAACGTAAGTTGAGTTCCGTTTTCTGAATAATTTTCTGAGTCAAAATAAAATTTATCCTCTACTTTGTATACAAACCCTGTCAAATCGCTCATGCTATAAAAAAATTAAGAAAAAAGCTTTACAAACATACGTTTTTGGGTTTTTGGGTAAACAAATTTATAATTGCCCCACATTTTATTGCAAACATATTTTCTCCATAGTTTGCTTGCTATTTTATCTATTTTATTTTCCATATAAAAAATTTTATGAGGATCAATTGCTTGTAACCCTGAGTGGTGATATTTAAGCCATCTGTTATTTTTTATCGACATATGATGACCTAATTCGTGAAAAAAAGACACAAGAATTTCCTTTTTTGTTTGTCTTAAGTTCAAGTACATGTTGCGGTTCACACACTCGTATGTTCCTCGTAAATATTTGCCTGTCTTGTTAAAGTTAACTTTGTTGACTCCGAGTTTTTTTGAAACAGTAAGGATTGCTGCTCTTAGTTGTTTGTGGGTCATTTGTTTGTCAAAAAATTTCATGATAATATAAATTGAGTACCATACAACAAGCTAGAAGAATTCGTGTGTCCACTTAACAACCAGTGATTATCACAGCGAACAAAATCTACTATTTGTTTATCTACTAATCTTTCTACTGTAAGTTTGTCGGAGTCTTGTAATACTACTTTTGCTGACTCCTTTGACATAGAATTTCCTTTAAATTTGTACAGGATGTTTCCTTTTAAATTTGTAGTAGGAATACGTTTGGTTTGTTGATTCATGTTATTTGAACAACAAGAGAGGGAGAGTTAAAATTTTTCCCTCTCTTGCGGCAAATGATGATTAAGCTGAAATTTTTGCTTTCTTGCCGTCTTTAATAAGAAGTTCCATTAGTTGTTTATTGAACGTGTCGTTGTTAAATTCGAGCGACATTTCTGCTCCCTTCCACAGCAATTGATTTACACGAATTGAGTCAGAATATCCACGGATAGGCCGTGTAAATCCTTCAATTCCAGTAATTAGATTTTCTTGTACTCGGTTGAATACTTGCCAAGTGGAATTTCCGTTATCTTCTTCTCGCCTACTTCCAAGTAATTTTTCTACTGTGCGATCTGTATCTCGAAAACGCTTAGGCATGGCTGGACGATAACTAAACCGTCCTTTAATTGCATATTCAGCAAAAGAAAATTGTTCTTGCTCTGTCATTTCCCGAGTCTTAAAATCGTTTACTTTTTGATTAATCGAAGGAAATTTACCCGAGATTTCGGCAACGAGTTCCATGATGTCACTAAGACGTTCATCCGAAAAACGATGCTTGGTGCGAATGGTTTCAGCAGGACCAGATGCTACAATCAAACCGTTTTCGCAGAGAAAGCGAAACAACCCAATTGCGAACATCAACCGCTTTGTTCGATTGTGGGAATTAAATAGCTCAATTCGAGGAATATATTCCAACGTGTCGGTTTGAGCAATATCAAGATTGCTTTGGTGAACTAAAGTTACTCGGTGTTGGGAGTAAAGAGACCTATTTTGAGCCATTGCGTTTGTAATTAGCCAACCATCATCCATTACCCGTTCGAGAATATTGCGAGTGGATACGAATTGATAACTATCAGAAACTCGTTCTGAAGCTTCTGTTGCTCCAATTGCAGGTACTTTGGCTATTGCTTCTTGTAGTGTTAGTGTTTGCATATGATTTATTATTCATATACTATTATACTAGTTATTTTGGACACCACAACAAAATATTTAAACTCACTACGTATTTTTTTTTAAGAACGTAATACAATTTCCCAAATTTGCAGAGCAACATTGGCTAAAAACATTAAAATTGCCGCATACAACGTCCAGACAGCTTTAATTTTTGTTTGAGATTTTTCTTCCACATTAATAATATTTTCAACAACATTTAACCTTTTTGTTACTCCGTTTTCCTCATAAAAAATAAAATCCATCTTCTCGTCAATTTTTTCTAAAGATTTCATTATTTGAGCTCGCCACATTTTTAATTCAGTTTCTGATATTGCGTTGGTTTGTTTAATATCGTTAATTTCCTTATTAAAATTTTGAAGCAATTTATTGTGATCATCTAATTGCTGAAGAACCATTAGTTGATATTTTGACCAGCCATTTCCATCATATTGATTGGGAATTTTTTTTGTATTAAAGTTTTCGTTCATGGCTAGAGTATTGCTACAAAACCTCTTTCTGTATTTGGGGACCACTCAAAATCAACTCCTATTTTATCTGTCACGTCTTGAGAGATACCGATAAAATTTGTCGTTATTCCATTTTCTACTACCGTAGAGATAGTTAAGTGGTTATAAAAAAGAGAACCGTCTTTACGTTTATTTTCTAATAAAACACTACACCCTTGAAAAGATTGCACACACTTTCTTAACACATTTAATGCTCTAGAATGAATACAATTTTCAGACTGCAAAAACCTACAATTTTTTCCTATTATTTCTTGTTTTTCGTATCCTGTAATTTTCTCAAAAGCAGGATTAACATAAACGATTGAATTGTCAGAACTACAAGCGTCTGTAATTACAATTCCGTCGGTAGCCAAATTAATCGCTCGGTCTAAAAGCTTGATGTTTAATCGTTCATTTTGTCCCAAATAGGAGACGTCAGTTGCTACTCCTATAGTTTGATTTTCTCTTTCGTCGTATAGTGAAAATCTCCAAGCCAACTTTACCAATGTTCCATTTTTTGCTACCCAATAGTTGATCAAATAACGCCGAGCTTCAAAAGAAATAAATTTTTGTTCCTTGACGTCAGTTAGATGTTGTTTAGCTTGCTCTACGTCGGCGATAGAAAGAAAATCCCACAAACACTTTCCTGTCATTTCTTCTCGTTTATAACCAAGCAGAGTATAAGCAGCATCACTTATTCTTATAATGTTCGAATTTTCGTCTAAAAAAACTATAATGTCAGGAGAAGCTGCAAAAATTAAAGCTAATTGGCTTTCAAGTTCAGACAAATACGAAGAAAGCCTGCCCAAACTTTGCTGTCTCGCTTCAATTCCTCGAAGTATTTGCTCGTTTTCTAAAACCGATTCGTTTGTTAACGTATTCATAGTAAGGCTGCCTGAAAATGCATCCAATCATAATTACGAGCTTTTCCGAGACTAACCCAGCCTTCGGACTCTACTATTTTCCAAAAATCTCTGTATTCTGGTTTTGCAAACGTTGCTTGCTTGTCCGTCATTTTTAATGTATTATAATTCGGATCTAAATCAATTGCAGCTCCCCAAGAATGAATTGACCAACTTTTAGTACTGCCTCTCATTTTGCGTACATTTAAACATCCACCGAATACATCTAATCTCAATTTTTCTATTTCTTTTTGGCCGTACGTCTTTAATGTTTGTTCAAAAATAAAATAAAGAGAACTTGCAACTTTTTCGTGACAAGTTATTTTTTTGACTGTCGTGTTAAGATCCCATGCGAGCTTTAAAGTGTAAGGCAAAACTAAGCTAGTTTGGTTTTTTCCAACTTCCCCATAGAATGACACCATTGATTGATAATCTTGTTTTGGCCACGTTTTCATTAGATAGGCTCTTCCTTTCTTTGTATCCAATTTAAAGGAGCATATGACAAATCATCTTTATATTTTTCTGCCCATTCGGTTATAATTTTTTCTTCTAATTCTTGTTTAGAAAATAAATTCGATCCTTCTAAATTTAATGTATTGTTGGATTGCATTTTATAATCCAAAACTGTTTGAACTCCCAAATAACTAGCTATAATGACAGCTAAAATTTTAATGGTTTCAGTAAAAATAGAAACAAACGGAACAGTTAAAGATGGGGTTACAGCCGTTAAAAACAGAACAAATATACTGATTCCATAAAACAACGCCAAAATAATAATTGAACAAAAAACAACATAAAATTTTTTTGAAGCTAAAAAGTTAATTTTACTTAAATCTTCTCTGTGTTGAGGAGGAGTGTTCGGAGGGATATCCCCACTATGAAGCATAGCACTTGCTGTTTTGGTGATTTGGATTATTTTTTCCCACATAATTCATAAAAATAACCAAACCCCAAAAAATCCAAAAACTACACCAATTAAAGGTAATGCATATGCGTAAACTCCATATACAGGTGGAACATACTTCATGCAATATAGTCCTAGAATAAGTCCATAAAAAGCACCTATTGTGGCTGTTATATTTTTAAGGAAATGATATCTTTTAATCGCCTTATTGAATTTATCCATCCAAACGAATAATTGATTTTGTTGTTCAATGCCCCAATCCTTCAATATATCTGCTGTTTTTTGAACTTCTTGTGTTCTGATGCGAGCATACTCTAATTCGCCTTTAGATGTTTCTAGTTTTTTGCTTAAGTCTAAATTTGTTTGTTTTGCTGATTTTAATTCAACATTCAATTCTTGAATTACACTCTTGGCTTCTTGCAGCGTAGAAGTTGTTTTGTTTGTTTGTCCAAAAGACATAATTATTGAAAACAAAAATAATATAAATGTAATAGTTATAGTTTTCATTCAATAATATTTATTCTCGTCTACTATCTTTCTGGCAATATTACAATCTTATCTTGATACTTTTGTTGCTCATTTTCTATTTTATCTAACAGTAAGGTCAATCTTTCCGCTAAAGTAAGCGCCTTATCTATATTTAATCCCACTCTTGTGTTATCTAACCCAGCCTCATCCAATGCTTGTTTTGTATCATTCAACTTTTTAATTACTTCAATTGTGGTAACGGATGGAACAACATCTTGTTTTTTGGGAACAGATCTACAAGATGTAAATGTTAAAAAAACAAAAACGACCAAAACTGGCTTAATCCAAACTAAATAATTCATATTGTTATTTAGTTTAAATCGTTTAAAGAATTCAAGATAAAAAAATAACACATTTTAATAAATAATATTATGTCAAGCGTTATATTTACAACTCAGCCAACATCACTTTCAGCTACCCCAGGACAAAATACAACATTTTCGGCAGTTGCTTCTGCTAATTTTTCGTCTGCTGTTTACTCTTACCAATGGAGTAGGAACTCAGTAAATATTGTTGGGGCTACATCATCTTCGTATTTTATTGATCCTCTTCTAGCAGATAACGGCTCCTCGTTTACGGTTTCAGTGTCAGCTCTTTCCGGAGCTCCTTTACGAGCAGTAGCAACAGCTACTTCCAGTGCTGCTGTGTTAACTGTGTTAAACGAATCCGGTATATTTGCTAAATTTGCTCTCTATCCGGAATCAGGTGTAGAACGTTTTACTAGATTGCGTAACTTAGGTTACGTCTAAAATGGCGTGCTTGGCTGGGTTCGAACCAGCGACCAATAGCTTAGAAGGCTATTGCTCTATCCAGCTGAGCTACAAGCACGAATGGCTGATGAGGTAGGGATCGAACCTACGACCAATCGGTTAACAGCCGATCGCTCTACCGCTGAGCTACTCATCAAAAATATGGAGCCAACGCTCGGATTCGAACCGAGGACCGACGGTTTACAAAACCGTTGCTCTACCACTGAGCTACATCGGCGAGAGTGGTTGCGACGCTGGGACTCGAACCCAGTTTGTGTGCTTATGAGACACACCAGACCACCTGGCCTAGCCCATCGCGATATGAAAGTATTTATGCCCATCCGATTGTGTTGTCATCTTTTTTTATTTCTTTTGGACGATCAATTGAAGAATTTTTTTTATTTTTATTTAATTTTTTTTGTTCTGGTTTGTTTTTCTCACGGGCAGTGTATTGAAAAGGTATTTTTGATAAAGGAAGTATTTTCAAATTCTGTATTGTGTAGATGTAGGCCCTTGTTGCAATATCGAGATGTCTGAGTCAACCATAATTTTCACGAGTTCCGGAAAACGTACTTTTGGTTCCCAATTAAGTTGTTTTTTGGCTTTGGTCGCATCTCCAATTAAAAGGTCAACTTCTGCTGGACGTTCGTAGCGGGCATCATATTTTACATACTTTTCCCAATCGAGGCCGACGTGAGCGAAAGCATGTTCTACGAATTCCTTTACTGTGTGCGTTTCGTTTGTGGCAATAACATAGTCGGCGGGTTCGTCCTGCTGGAGCATGAGCCACATGGCTTCGACATACTCGGGGGCGTAACCCCAGTCGCGCTTGGCGTCGAGGTTGCCGAGGTAGAGGTGTTCCTGCCTGCCGAGTTTGATGGCGGCGACGGCACGGGAGATTTTGCGGGTGACGAAGGTCTCCCCACGCCGGGGGGATTCGTGGTTGAAGAGGATGCCGTTCGAGGCGTGCATGCCGTAGCCCTCGCGGTAGTTCACCGTGATCCAATAGGCATACATTTTTGCCGCGCCGTATGGGCTGCGTGGCCAGAAGGGTGTTTTTTCCGTTTGGGGGACCTCTTGCACTTTGCCGAACATCTCAGAGCTCGAGGCTTGGTAGAAACGGGCGGGGACGCCGGTCTCGCGCAGGGCTTCGAGGATACGCGTGGTGCCGATGCCGGTGACATCGCCGGTGTATTCGGGAATGTCGAAACTCACACGCACATGGCTCTGCGCGCCGAGATGGTAAACCTCGTCAGGCTTGAGGTCGTAGATGAGCTTCACGAGATTCCCGCCATCAGCGAGGTCGCCGTAGTGGAGAAAAAGCCGAACTCCATTAACGTGTGGGTCAGAATATATATGATCAATGCGTGAAGTGTTAAATGAGCTAGCTCGACGTATAATGCCATGCACTTCGTATCCTTTATTGAGAAGAAGATCCGCAAGATAGCTGCCGTCTTGACCTGTTATGCCTGTAATAAGTGCTTTTTTCATATTTTATAATTATTGTTGGCACTCTCAGCGGGGCTCGAACCCGCAAGTCTTCTCCGTGAAAGGGAGATGTGTTAACCAATTACACCATGAGAGCAATTTTGTTTATTTTTATATTTTTCTTATTGCGTTTTTTATACAATAGTGGTGGGTAAGGTAGGATTCGAACCTACTAGAGCAATTAAGCTGTCAGATTTACAGTCTGATGCGACCCTCCAACTTCGCCGCTTACCCATTTAAAGTGGTACTCGAGGAGGGACTCGAACCCTCACGATCATTATGATCAACGGATTTTAAGTCCGTTGCGTCTGCCGTTCCGCCACTCGAGCGTGTTAAATATCTTCTAATAATTATTTGGACAAATCAACAAATTGTTGCAGCGCCCGGCCAAGTGCAATTTGGTTTCCGATTTTATGGTTAAAATTATCTTCTTCTGAACACACTGCTTGTCCTACTACAGTTTGAGCTTTATTAGGAGTAGTTACTTCAATTGTTGTTTTTCCTCCTCGAGCGTCTACAACTGTTTGTGTGCCGTTAATCTTGTGAATTGTTTTATGGTTCCGTTCGTGATTCACCCTAACTTTGTATCCTGTTTGTCTGAGCTCTTTAATTGTTTTCATTCTTCTGAGATAGATTTTATAACAAAAAAAATATTTTTCAAGATAAAATTTGATAATTAAATTTAAATGTTTTATGAATTTAGATGCTAATGTGACTAGCATTGACTCTATAGAAGACCTTTTTAATCGAATGTCTAACGCTGTGTCTTTCTATCACGCTTTAGAATTGTTTGTAAATTCTAAACACCTTGTTATGACTACTGTGCAACGTGTAGATTTAGTAAAAAGAGCTAATTGTAGATTAAAACAATTGCATATAAATGGAATCAAAATTGCTGACGAAAGTGATCCTTATAAAAATGTTTTTTACAGTCATTATGACTGCATTAAAAAAGTGGAGGCGAGGGGAGTTGAACCCCTGTCTTTATAATTTACATTAAAAGGTCTTCACATGCTTGGATACATTCAGCGTTTCAGCTACCTTACGGTAACGGAGACAATAGGCCGTCTGGCTGTACCAACCGAGTTTTATGTCTGCCTATATGCGTGAATAAAGACCGCATATTACCTATGACTAAGTTTTACCACACTAGTCACCTCGTGCATGAACCTCTATCGTTCAAAGTAGATTTAGAGGATCCTCTACTAGGCTCTTAGGCTGCGAACTCGTAGTCTTCAACGCCAGCGAGGAACTCGTCAGCATTGTTGAAGATATACTCGGCCTCAGCTAAGAGGTCAGAAGTGTTGTCTTCTGCGTTTAGTTTTTGATCTGCTTTTAACGTGGCCAACAGATC